ATCCGTGACACCCCCAGCATCAAAAAGACCCGGCCTCTTGAGCCTTATGTGGACACCGAGTATTTCTACAAGGACCACACCATCAGCCGAAAGCGGAAATTCAGGAAGTACCGGCAGACGGTAGGCATGAAAAAGGTCTACTACAAAGAGTTTGGAGACCCCCGCGTGATGGACAGCCGCACCGGCGAATACGTCGGCAAGGGCAAAGCCCTCAAGCGGCAGTATCAGGCCAACGAAATCATGGAATTTGCCATCGGCACATCCGCCTATGGCAAGGTCCGCTGGCTGGGGCAGGTCCTCACGGTAGACGGCGCGCGCCGGGCGGAGGCCCTGAACAATAACTATTTCATCAACGGACGGCACACGCCGCTCCTCATCATGGTAAAGGGCGGCAGCCTCACGGACGACAGCTTTTCCAAACTGCGGGAGTACATGAACGACATCCGGGGCGAGAGCGGGCAACACGCTTTTATGGTGCTCGAAACCGAGGCCAGCGACAACCGCACCGGCTTCAACAGCGACAACCGCCCGGAAATCGAGGTCAAGGACCTTGCGGCCATCCTGCAAAAGGATGAGCTCTTTCAGGACTACCTCAGCAATAACCGGCGCAAGGTGCAGAGCTCTTTCCAGTTGCCGGACCTTTATGTTGGCTATACCACTGACTTCAACCGCGCCACCGCGCAGACGGCCATGGAAGTGACCGAAAAGCAGGTATTCCAGCCGGAGCGCCGGAGCCTCGCATGGGCTATCAACAACCGGCTGCTCAACGGCTACCAATTCCGCTATGTGGAGGCGTACCTGCGGGAGCCGGACATCACCAACCCGGACGACCTTTTCAAAATCCTCACCGTCTGCAACAATGCGGGCGGCCTTTCTCCGAATAAGGCAAAGGCGATTGCCTACGATGCTCTCGGAGAGACGGCGGAGAACTTTGAGGGTGATTGGGGCGATATTCCACTGGCCGTCATGCGGGAACAGAATACAGCAGCCCTCGGAATGGGCACAGGTGCCGCCAGAATGGCGCAGGCTGCCTCTTCCGGGCAAGGCAATAGAAATACACCCCCGGCATCGAATACGGCCCAGAATGGCGAACAGAGCGCCGCAGGCGAGGGTGAGAACCCCGGCGGCACTTTAGGCGAACAGCTCGCCGCGCAGATTGAGAAAGCGGCAGCGGCCAAACAGGATGAGGTCGTGGCTGTAATGAAAGAGGTGCGGCGGCTCCTCGTCCGCATCGACGAAAAGGGGGCGGAGTGATGTGTCTACAATGCAAGCCACTAATAAAGGCTATCGACGCATTCCTCGCCAAAGAGGACAACGACCTCGCCGAACAGCTCACCATTGAGGGGTACTTGGAGGCAGAGGCCAGCGTCAAGACCATCAACGAAATCGAGGAGCTCGTGACGGCGCTCCTCGAAAAGAACGCGGATGAGCTGCTCGCAAAGCTGAATGACGCGGTTGACCTCAAGACCTTTTTCGAGGACAACTGGCCGGACATCAAAAAGGACAGCAAGCTCGCCCAGCAGCTCTACGACGTGTTCCACGATGAATTTACTACCATCATGCCGGAATACGTCGGGGCCTACGTCAAAGAGACCGACGCAGAGCTCACGGTAACGACCCTTTCCAAGCGCACGACCGACTGGATAAAGGGATGGAGCGGCGAACTGTCCGAGCTGATGAAGCTCGACACCGACACCCAAATTGAGGCGGTGCTGGAAAGCGGCCTGAAAGACGGGAAGAGCATCACGGAGATCGCCATGGCAATCGCCGACAGCGGCATCCGGGAACCCGGCTACCGGGCCCGGCGCGCCGCCCTCACCGAGGTATTGCGGGCGCATGGGTACGCGCAGCTTGAGAGCTACACGCAGAGCCCGGCGGTCGAGAAAAAGGGCTGGCGGCATACCGGCTCCTATCGGAACACGCCCCGCGCAAACCATGTTGCCATGGATGGCGTGGTCGTTGGCGTGAAAGAGCCGTTTACCCTTTACGGGGAGGACGGTGGAACCTATTACCCCATGACCCCGCGCGACACCTGCCTCCCGGCCTCGGAGAGCGTCAACTGCCATTGTATTTTACAGCCCATAGTCAGCAGCGACGTGCTGGGCCTGCCGCTGGAAGAGCGCCAGAGGCTCCAAGCAGAGGCAATCGCGGAGGATGATGAGGCGTGGATGGCCGAGCTGGATGCCAAAAACAAGGCGAAAGCCGGAATTGAGGAGGTATAGCCCATGTTGCAACGCATTGACAATATGTTTTCACGATTTCTGCGCTGGCTTTTTAAGCCGCGCTTTTTTGTTGCCAAGTCCGAGCTCCACGTCCTGCCCGGCAGGACAAGGGCGGTATTTTGGTGTACCGCCCCGGAGAACGCAACGGACACCGAGCTCCGCCGCATTTTTGCGACGATTGACAAGCCTGAAAGCGAGGAGGTAGACGTATGGTTCTATTCATCGCTCAAGGATATAGGCAAGCGGCCCTATGACGTAGCTCTTTTGGAGCGCAGCGGAATCGGTTGCCAGCCCACTATCACCCGCCCTGCGGGATATGGAAAGGAGGTGACACAGGCATGAGCAAAACAATCGAAAAGGCATACGCCATCAGCGATGCGAAAATCTCCTTTGTCTCCCTTGTAGACAAGGCGGCCAACAAAAAGCAGTTCCTCATCACGAAAGCCGAAGCAGGCTCCGCCTCTTTTGCTTCGTATGGCCGAATCGTCAACGCGGATGCTGAAAGCCACTACATCACTGGTATCGTCTATGAGCCGATGACCGAGGATGCACACGGGAATTACATGACCGAGGAGGAAATCACCAAAGCCGCCTACTGGTTTGCCAAAAACGGAAATCAGGTGGATTTGCAGCACTCTTTTGAGCCGCTGGAAGATGCCGCCGTTGTGGAGAGCTACGTCGCCAAATGCGACATGGAAATCAACGGCCAGAGCATCACGAAAGGCACTTGGCTGATGACCGTCGAGGTAAATGACCCGGACGTATTCGAGGCCATTGAGAAAGGCGAAATCACCGGCTTTTCCATGGGTGGCGTTGGAAAGTACAGCAGCGAGGATGTTGCACTGGATGACGTAGCCAAAACCGCAGACCCCGCAGCCCCGGCAGACCGCGAAAAGCGCGGGCTGTTTAAGAGGCTGGCCTCCGCTCTCGGTTTCGAGGTGGTGGAAAAGGGAGAAATGGCGGACAGATACGCAGCGGATATGAAGTATTCCGGGTTCTGGAACGCTTTTTACACGCTTGAGGACGTGCTGTACCGCTACAACTGGCAGACGGACCGCTATGAGTTCGAGGATAATGAGAACCTCATTACCGAGGCCCTGACCGAGTTCAATGCCATTGTGACCGATTTGCTCACCGGCGGGCAGCCGGTAGCAAAAGCTCTTGCGTCCGGCTCCGTCTTTAAGGCGGGCAAGGCCATGAGCAACGCAAACAAGGAAACCCTCACGTCTATCTACGACAGTTTGGGCGCGTTCCTTGAAAAATTCAACGATGAACAGGAGGAAACTGACGTGACTAAGAAAGAAATCGCCGATGCCATCGCCGAGGGCGTGGCTAAGGCACTCGCACCGGCGCAGCAGCAGCCGGAGGCGGTTGAGAAAGCCGCCGAAAACAACCCCATCACTGCCGAAGCTATCGAAAAGATGGTGGATGCCGCAGTTAAGAAAGCTCTGGCCCCGGCAGAAGATGATGAGGAACCCGTGACCGCTGAAAACATCCAGAAGATGATTGAGGTAGCGGTCGAGAAAGCGGTCGCCCCCGTCCGCAAGGCGGCAGGCGTACCCAGCAACCTGAACGACGACGAAGATGACGGCGAGGACGGCGTGGAGAAAGCCGCTCCGCACTATCTTGCCGGTATTCTGTAAGAGGAGGAAAAGAAAATGGCTATGAGAAGTAACAGACAAATCGTGAAAGCCGCCGGTAGCACTATCACTACCGCCGGTCTGGCCGCTGGCGGCGCACTGAACCCCGAACAGGCCCGCCGCTTTATCCAGCAGACCTTTGATGCGACCCCGCTGGGGCCTCTGGTTCGCCACGAAATGCGTGTGGCAAAGGCTGGCGAGATTGACAAAATCGGTATCGCCCGCCGTATTCTCCGCAAAAAGGTGGAGAACACCGACGACGGCTACCGCGCAGGCGTAACCCACGGCAAAATCGAGTACGCGACCACCGCCGTCCGTGTTCCGTGGGAAATCACCGAGGAGACCCTCCGCGAGAACATCGAGGGCCAGAACTATGAGGAGGTCGTTACCAACCTGATGACGAACCAGATTGGCTGCGACGCTGAGGACATCTACATCAACGGCGACACCGCTGTTTCTGCGGATGACCCGGACCACGATTTCCTCTATGTCAACGACGGCTGGCTCAAGCAGATTAAGAACGGCGGCCATGTTGTTGATGTTACCAGCAAGAACAGCGGCGCGATGAACCTTGACCTGTTCTACGACGGCCTGCGCGCTGTGCCCAACAAGTACAACAACGGTCGTCTCCGCTGGCTGATGAGCCCCCACCGTCGTCAGGAATGGGAGCGTTACATCCTGAATCAGGCCGTGACCGTCGGCGGCATCATCACCGACCGCCGCGTGGAGAACCCGGCCAGCATTCCTGCCGTCGAGGTTCCGTCCATGCCGGATGACGCGATCATCCTGACCGACCCGCAGAACCTTGTCGTTGTGAACAGCTACGGCGTGGTTATCCGTAAAACCACCGAGGGCAAGGATGCCATCATGCAGGATAAGCGTTTCTACGTTGTCCATTTCGACTTTGATACCATCATCGAGGAGCTGGATGCTACCGCCGTTATCACTGGTCTGGCAGCTATCTAAGAGAGGAGGAGCCTATGTTCCATTTACGCCTTATCAAAGGGCTGTCCTATGATGGCGCTGTGAGCGCCTCTACTGGCGCTCCTGACGTTTTTACGGACGACCCGGAGAAGTATAAGGCCGCACTCAAAAGCGGCTATTTCAAGGCCATTCAGGACGCACCGGCGGCCACCGATGAGGGTAAGGGCGGAGAACCCGAAACCCTGAAAGGACATCTCGACCCCGCCCAGCTTGAGACCATGAGTGAAGAGAACCTCGCAAAGCTCGCGGGCGATATGGGTCTGGATGTTGCCGGGCTGAAAACCAAAGAGGAGCTGGTCGCAGCCATCTCCGGCAAGGAGGTTTACGCACCGGCGGCCACCGATGAGGACGTAGACCTCTCCAAGATGACCGTAGACAAGCTCCGCGAGTACGCTAAGGAGAACGGCATCAGCCTGACCGGCTGTGGCACCAAGAGCGAAATCTTGCAGAAAATCAACGAGTTCGAGGCCGATGCCCGCGCCGCTGCCGAGGTTTTGCAGCAGAGCGGCGACGACCCTCAGAACAACTAAGAAACAGGAGGGAAAAACCATGAAACTGAACCCCATGGATTTGGGCGTGTGCGGCGTGAACCAGACCTTTTACGCTGGTACGCTGAAATTTGACACCGAGGGCGCAGCCGCAGGCGTTATGCTTTGCGAGCTCCCCAAAAACACCATCGTGGTGCGCGGCATCGCGGTCGTGAATGAGGCTTTTGATGCCTCTACCAGCAACACCATCACGGTCGGCAAAAAGGCCGCAGCCAACGAGATTATCGGCTCTTCCGTCATCACGGCGGGGTCCGTCGGTGCCTACAAGAGCGATGTCTTTGTGGACATGGGCGAGGAAACGGCTGTTTATGCCAAGTACGCGCAGAGCGGCGATGCCGCCGCCGCTGGCGCGGTCGATATTTATCTTGAGGTCGTTGCAGCCCCGCAGGGCTAAGGCATGAACAGACCGTGGGTGCAGCCGCAGGAAGTAAAGGACTATACGGAGTTTCAGGAGGTAAAGGAACGCGACGACAAAAAGCTGGCCGTGGACATCGCGCGGGCGGAGCACTGGGTCATCAACTACTGTAATAACAGATTTGACGACGAAACCAAGTACCCCACTATCCCGGAGCCGGTGAAAACGGCGGTCATCCTGCTGGCGGAGGCATACGCGCACAACGCGGTGGAGGTCACAAAGGCTCGGCTGAAAAGCGAGACCTTTGACGACTACTCCTATACCGCAGAAATCGCGCTCATCTCCGTCGATGATGTTGACGTTGCGAGCCTGCTGGACGATTATGCTATCGCCCAGCCGCAAAACGGCGTGACGATGCGCCTGAGAAAGCTGTGACAGCATGGCTATCGAAGATTTTTTCGACCATCGTTGCGACATTTTCCATATCAAACGGGAGGACACGAGCCCCGGCTACGCCCTCCCGCCCTCTCCTGACTTCAAATACAGCCCGGAGCCGGACCTGACGGACGTGGAGTGCCATTTCGGGGTGAAAAATGCGGCCATCCGCATTGAACAGAAAGACCCGCAGAACGAAATGGACAGTGACATCAAGCTCACGCTCCCAGCAGGTACAGACATCCGCCTGCACGATAAGGTCGTCAGCAAGGAATCTGGCCTCGAATACACCGCAGGCTTGCCAAGAAATATCAGAGGGCATCATATCGCCGTGAAAATCCGGCGTGTGTCCCAGCAAAGGCCATTATAATGGCGCAGGTGAGCATAGACGCATCGGAGGTTAAGGACTTTGTAGAGCGGCTCGGACGCGCAGCGCAGGGCGACTTCAAGAAAGAGCTCAACCTCTTCCTTGAGGGGATCGGCTTTGAGTTCCTGCGGATTCTGCAAGATGAGATTATCCGCCTCAAGGTGCTGGACACGCGGCAACTGTTAGCCAGTTTCCAAAAGGGCGGAAACGGAAACGTCTGGACCCTCAACGAGGGCGGCCTCACGCTTGAGGTCGGCACCAACATTGAGTACGCCAAATACGCGAATGACGGTCACTGGACCAACACAAAAGGAGTGGAGCGGCGCTTTGTTCCCGGCGTGTGGTCTGGCGACCGCTTTATTTATCAACCCGGAGCCAAAACCGGCATGGTGCTCAAGCAGCACTGGGTAGAGGGCTCTCATTACTGGGAGAGCGCCCTCCGCATCCTTGAGAAGATAGCCCCGAAACTGCTGGATGCCAAATTGCAGGAGTGGCTCGACAACTATTTCAAAGACTTTATGTGAGGTGAGAGCATGGTCGCACTGGAACAGGAAATTGCGAGTATTATCCGCTTTATCCTTGACGCTACAACCGGCCTCACGCCTTACTACCAGCAGGTCCCGGACAGCTTTACGGTCCCGGCGGTCTACTTCCCGCAGCCCATTTTTGCGGCGCGCGGTGAGACCTTTTTGACCTACGCGCTCGAATATGACTGGTTCGTGAAATTCTTTGCCAGCACCGACGGCGAGGCGCAGGCCCACGCGGCCAGAGCCCTCAACGCGATATGCGCGGCGCGATTGCTGATTCCCCTGATTGATGAACAGGGGCAGTCGGTTGGCCGGGGAGTAAGGCTCAAGGACCCGGAGCTGTCTAAGGCGGACGATAACGCCTATCAAATCAGGCTACAATGGGACAGCCGCCGCCCGTACAACGCCGTGGAGTATCAGAAGATGATACACTACGACCTGAACATCTACACGGACGACGCATACCGCGCAGCCGTATCAAAAATCACAGAATAGGAGGCTTTGTAATGGCAAGCGAAAAACCCGAAACCGGGGGCGCAAAGACGACCCCGCAAAAGTTCCCGCTGGAAAAGCTGGCGGCTGGTTGCAGAACGCTTTTTGGCGTGAGCGCCAGCACCTTTGCCGGTGCCACGGCGGGTATGTCCGGCGATTATAGCGTCGCCGAGATGAAAGACCACATCAACAAATGGCTCAAAAAGGAGGTAAAGGCATAATGGCTGGAGGCACTTTTGATAAGCTGGCCGGAAAGACCCGTCCGGGCACTTATATCAACTTCGAGAGCACCCGGCAGGACACCCTCGGCAATTCCGAGCGCGGCATCGTCCTGCTCCCTCTCATCGGGCACAACTGGGGCCCGGAAAAGACGTTCATCACCCTGTTGGCAGCCGCCCCGGATGCGGAACGTCTCAAGCTGGGTTACAGCATTTACGACGAGGAGAACCCGCAGATGTTCCTCATCCGCGAGGCGTTCAAGAACGCGGCGAAAGTCATCGTCTACATCACCGAGAGCGGAGAGGCGGCCTCGGCGACCGCAACACCTTTGACCGTCACGGCCAAATACGGCGGCACCCGTGGTAATGACATCCGCTTTTCCGTCGTCGCCAACCCCGTGGGCGGCTTTGACGTGAGCGTATTCCTCGACGCAGAGAAAACCGCGACCTATGAGGGCGTGAAAACGGTGGAGGCCCTGATTGCGGCAGCCGCAGACGATGAGCTGGTAGTGTTCAGCGGCACCGGCGATCTCGCCGCAGCAGCCGGAACCAACCTGACCGGCGGCACCGACGTCACCTCTACCAATCTGGACGTGACCTCTTTCCTCGATAAGATTGAGGCCGTGAAGTTCAATACCCTTTGTTTCCCTGTGGACAAGGGCGAGGGCGGCACCCTCCACACCGCCGCAAAGGCCAAAATCAAGTATATGCGCGAGAACATGGGCAAGGGCGTTCAGGTGGTTATGCCGGACGCAACCGCACCCGACTACGAGGGCGTTATCAACGTAACCAACGCGGTCGTGGTAGACGGCAAGAGCCTCACCGACGCGCAGGCTTGTGCATGGGTGGCTGGTGTGACCGCAGCGGCGAGCTGCACCAAATCCAACACCTACACGGTCTACGAGGGCGCGACCGACATCGTGGGCGCAAAGAGTAACGAGGAGGCTATCGCGGCCATCAACGCCGGGGAGCTGTTCTTCTCGTTCTCCGAGGAGGGCAAGGTCGTCGTGGAATATGACATCAACTCTCTCACCACGTTTGACAAGCCCAAAGACAAGACCTACCGCAAGAACCGCGTCATCCGTGTGTTCGACGCATTCGCGGAGGCCGTCCAGCTCAACTTCCCGCCCAACAAATACGACAACAGCCCGACCGGCTGGGAAGTGATGAAAGGCATCGGCCAGACCATCCTCAAGACCTTTGAGGACATGGGGGCCATCAAGAACGTCGATTACGACAACGATTTCCTCATTGATGCCAGCCTGTCGTCTGGCGATGAGACCTATTTCAACGTCGGCCTTGAGGCTGTGGACGCAGCCGAAAAGCTGTACTTCACCATCAAGACCAGATAAGGAGGTTAGACTATGGAATACAACAAAAGCCCCATGAGCCTGCGCGAGGGTAAAATCTTCATCGACGGCGTGGAGTGCGCGGACGGCGTAAAGTGTACCATCAATTTCACGCCGACCGTATGGAGCGGGACGCAGCTCGGAGAGCGCACCCCCTCCTCTCGCTGGCTCGGCTATACCATCACCGGCAGCATCACCCGCCGTCGCTCCAACAACTGGCTCCGCGAGAAAATCAAGGAGTACAAGGCCAGCGGCGCGACCCCGGAGCTCACCATTCAGGGCATCATGGACGACACCAATTCCGACTACTATCGGGATTTTGGCACCGACACCGTAACGGCGGTCGGCTGCGTCCTGACCGGCGACCTGCCGCTCACCGCACTGGACAGCGCGGGCGAAATTGTTGATGACGTTATCGGATTCAACGCTAAAGACATCATGTAACCGTGGGGAGCCCTCCAAAGCCGGAGGGCTCCTTTATTTTTGAATTTTAGGAGGATAACCATGGCTAAGAACCTGAAATATTTCATGCGGAAAGAAGAGGACGTGGAGACCGTCGTTACCGTTCCCGGCCCCGAAACCATCAAGGACGATGAGGGCAATGTCATCCAGCTTGAGGTCAAGGTCCTTTCTGCGGAGCACATCCGCCGCATCAACGACAACTACCACACCCGCACCATCGCGCTGGACAAAAAGGGCAACCCCTATATCAACGCTGGCAACGTGGTGTTCCGCGATGAGCGCGACAACGCGAAAGCGACCCGCCACATCATCTGTGATGCACTGGTCTACCCGAATCTGCGTGACCCGGAGCTGATGAAGTTCTACAACTGCGTGGACATCACCGAAATGCCGGAAAAGGTGTTCAGCCGGGCGGACGAATTTGCCGCAGTTACCCGTATCGTCATGGCCCTGCTGGGGCTGGGCGGCCAGCTCTCCGAGGAGGAGGAAAAGGCGGCCAACGATGAGGAAGTCAAAGACGCAAAAAACTAATTGCCTGCGTTGGGAGTGAGCCCTACTGGGCGCACATCCTTTGGCAGCGCCACGGCCTCAGAATGGAGGAGTTTGACGCGATGCCGAAGAAAACAAAGCTATTTTATATAGCCTCGGAACAGTATGAGGGCGAACACCCATGCAGGCTCGACACCATCAAATTGAAACTAAGGTGAGAGGAGGGTAAAGCCTATGGCAACTATGAAAGTGCTGTTTAAGGCGGTGGATGAAATCTCCGCCAAATTCGACAGCATGACGCGCAGCGGCGAGCGGGCGCTCGAATCGTTTGAAAGCGCCGGTACGGCGGCGGATGGTTCCCTTGGCCGCGCCTCCGCTACTGCCACATCGACGGCGAGGAGCCTCGAAACGGCGGCAGACGCTACCGACAACCTGAGCGCAGCGGCCAGCGAAACCAGCGAATCCCTCGGCGGAGCCGCAGATGCAGCAGCCAAAGCGGCGGATGAGGTCGGAAACTACGGCGACCAATCCGAAGAGGCCGGGAAAAAGGGCGAGGAGTTCGGGAAGAAATCCGGCGACGGGGTAAAGAACCTCCAAAGCGTCCTCGCATCGGCAGGCGTCACGGTAATGCTCAAGGAAATTGCGAGCGGCTTTATGGACTGCTCGGAGGCGGCGGCTGAATTTGAAACCTCCACCGCAAAGGTGGCGACCATTGCAGACACCGGGCAGAAATCGCTCGGAACCATCTCCTCGGAAATCCGGGCGTATTCCAACGAAACCGGCGAGGCAGCAACCGACATGGCAGAGGCCACCTATCAGGCCATTTCCGCAAGCGTCAATACTGCGGACGCGGTTTCCTTTGCAGGAACGGCGACGAAACTGGCGGTCGGCGGCTTTACTTCAGCAGCCAATTCCGTGGACGTATTGACGACGGCCATCAATGCCTACGGGCTTGAGGCATCGGACGCGACCCACATCAGCGACGTGCTCATCACTACGCAGAACCTTGGTAAAACCAGCGTGGACCAGCTCTCGCAAAGCGTCGGCAAGGTCATCCCGCTGGCATCGGCTTATAACGTAGAGCTCGAAAACCTGAGCTCCGCCTACGCGGTTATGACCGCAAACGGCGTTGCGACGGCAGAGACGGGCACATACCTCAAGGCCATGCTGAACGAGCTCGGAGATACCGGCAGCGACGTAGCAACGGTATTGCAGGAAGAGACCGGCCAGACCTTTGCGAACCTCATGGAGCAGGGGTATTCGCTGGGCGATGTCCTTGCAATTATCGGCGACGGCGTGAATGGTGACGCGACAGCGTTCAACGCCCTTTGGAGCTCGACGGAGGCGGGCATCGGAGCCCTGTCCCTCTTCAACGCAGGCGCGGAGAAGTTCAACGGCGTACTGGACCAGATGCAGAACAGTGCCGGAGCGACCGAAAAGGCGTACAACACCATGGCCGACACCACAGAGCGCAGCAAGCAGCGCATGACTAACTCTTTTAACAACCTCAAGATAGCTACCGGCGACGTGCTGAACCCGGCCCTCACTTCCGTATATGAGACCATGGCAGGCATTTTTGCCGGTATGTCCGAGTTTGTTCAGGAACACCCTGCCGTCGTAGCAGCAATAACGGCCATCGCCATCGGCGTGGGCGTGTTCGCCGCAGGACTGGCAGCCTACACCCTTGCCACAAACGTCGCTACGATAGCCACAGCGGCATGGAATGCCGTTTTGAACGCTAACCCGGTATTTCTTATTATCACCGGCGTAGTGGCACTCACAGCCGCCGTGGTGGCGCTTGTCTCCGTCCTCGCAAGCCAGAATGACGAATACGAGGAAATGACGGCCACCAGCAAGGACCAGTACGACAGACTGCAAGAGCTCAATTCCGAATATGACGAGGCTTGTGCAAAGTACGGGGAGACTTCCGAAGAGGCATCCCGGCTCCGTTATGAGATGGATGAGCTGAACGCAGAATTTGAGGCAAACAAGCAGACCGTCGAGGAGTTTGTGGCCGAATGTGATGCCCTCGTGGACAGCCACAACAAATTGATGGACAGCTACAACAGCACGACATCCGAAATCAAAGACAATGAGCTCGGAACCCTCGCGCTGATTCAGAAGCTCCAAGACCTTGCATCGCAGAATGAAAAGACTGCGGCCAGCGAGGAGCAGATGAAAGCCATCATCCAGCAGCTCAACACCGATTTGCCGGACTTGGCACTCTCTTACGACGATGTTACCCAAAACGCTGAGGCGGCGGTCGAGGCGATGCGGAAAGCGGCGGAGGAGCAGGCAAAGACCGAGATGCAGGCCGAACAGCAGCAGGCCTATGTGGACTTGCTGAAAGAACAGGCAGCTCTTGAGGACCAAATCGCAACCGCAGAGGCAAACCTCAATTCCGAGCGTGAACGGCGCGGAATGTATCAGGATGAGACAACCGGCCAATGGATGAACGACTGGTACACCGAGGACAGCCCATGGGCGAGCTGGACCACCGACCTCGACGACTACAATGACGCTCTCGATGAGCTGAATGCGGCCTACGAGGAAAACAAGGCGGCCATCGCCAACATTGAGGAAGAATGGGCCGACGTGGCTGCGGCTGCCGAGGAGGCAGCGAACCAGAGCGTCAGCTATGAGGAGGCGGTATCTACCGCCGTCGAGAGCGTCCAAGAGGACCTCAACACCCTTTGCGAGGACTATGACGAGGCTTTTGAGGCGGCGCGGGAAAGCATCGACGGCCAAATCGGCCTGTTCGACAGCATGAAAACCGAAACCAGCCTCTCCGTCGAGGAGATGGGAGCCGCGCTCCAAAGTCAGGCCGAATACCTGAACCTTTACGCGGAGAACCTGCAAAAGGCCGCACAGTACGGTCTTGACGACGGGCTCATCCAGTCTTTGAGCGACGGCAGCGAGGAAAGCGCGGGCTACATCAACGCGATCATCGAGAACATCGAAAAGCTGGGAACCACGGCGGAGGGTATGCCAACTGAGGCGGCGACCGCCTTTGTGGATGACTTCAACGCCAAATTCGCGGAGGTTTCGCAGGCAAAGGATAACTTCGCCTCGAATGTAGCCGCTATGGAGACCGATTTCGACGCAAAAATGACCGAGATTGAGGGCCGGATGACGACCGCCGTAGACAACATGAATATGTCCACAGACGCGGCAGCAGCGGCAAAGGAGACCATCTCCGCATACTGCAACACCATCCGCTCCATGACCGGCGAGGCCAGCAGCGCGGCGGCAGCCGTCGCAGCGGCGGCAAAGTCGCAGCTTAGTGGCATCTCCATTCCGACCGTCCCCGGCCACGCTGAGGGTACTACCTCGGCAGAGGATGTCTATATCGCCGGTGAAGAGGGCCCGGAGCTTATTCTCGGCGCAAAGGGCTCGGAAGTATTCCCGGCGGAAGAAACCAGCCGTATTCTGGCGGCTATCAACCAGAGCGCAGCGGAAACCAGCGGCGGAGCGGTGACACCCGAAACCGCGCCGGAGCGCGAGGGCGACCGGGAAACCGGCGGCGAAAGAAAGGTCACGCTTGAAATCAACGGCGGCGGGGCTATCACCGTAGACAAGGGAGCCGATAAGGAGAGCATCCTTGAGGTCCTTGTGGAGAACGTCAAGCCGGTGCTGATGAGCCTCATCAAGGAGGAAATTTTGGAGGAGGGAGAGCTGGCTTATGACTACTAAGAGCAAACGCCAATTATGGCTCACCTACAACGGGGAACGGGAGAAAATCCAGTTCCCCGTCCTCCCGGAAACCTTTGAGGTGAGCTTTGGCAACACAAATAAGACCGTAGACATCAGCGGTCTCGGTGAAATCGTCATTTTGCAGGACCGCGCAGCTATCGAGGTGTCTTGGGACAGCTTTTTCCCGGCGGCGAAATTCCCCGGAGTGCAGGTGGACAGCCTTACCCCGCCTAAGACGCTGCTCAAGACCCTTTGCGAGTGGAAGAACAGCGACAAACCGACCCACATCATTCTGACGGGAACGGATGTGAATTTCTTTGCAGCCATCCAGAGCATCCAGCCGTCCGAAGAGGGCGGAGACCCGGACAGCATTTACTACAAAATCAAGCTCAAGGAATATCGGGAGGTCAAGGTCCGGCAGGTGCAGGTGAACATCACCACGAAAGTAGCGACCGTTTCCAGCCAAGCGACCCGGACCGATAACCGCGTTCAGGAAAAGACCTACACCGTGAAGCGCGGAGACTGCCTGTGGAATATTGCGAAAGCACTCCTCGGCAGCGGCAGCCGCTACACGGAAATCTACAACCTGAATAAGGACAAAATCAAGAACCCGAACCTCATTTATGCGGGGCAAGTGCTCCGCATTCCGGGGTGATGCCTATGGGAAAAATTAAGTTTCTGGTATTCAAGGATGGCGCAACCTACGACATGAGCGAGCTGGTCGGCAAGGTAACGTGGGGCGGCAGGAAAGGCTCCGCCGCCCGCTACGTTACCGTCACCCTGCTCGACGACGACGGCTGGAAACACGCCCGTTCTGGCATTGACGTAACCCGTGGAAATCAGTGTGCTTTCTACTGGGAGGGCAAAGAGCTTTTTCGCGGCATCCTCATGCAGCAGAAGCAGAGCGAGAAAAAGACCATGAGCGTCAAAGCGTATGACAACGGGATTTACCTCGCCAACAACAAAGACACATTCAATTACACCAACAAAAAGGCATCCGAGATTTTCGTCGATATTTGCAATCGGTTCCAACTGCCATATACCACGGTTGCAGACACCGGCTATGTTATCCCGGAGCTGCCGAAACCCAAAACCACCGCTCTCGATGCCATTCTGGATGCCCTGAGCCTCACTTTCAAGGCCACCGGTATCCGTTACTATGTAATGTCATCCGACGGCAAACTGAGCCTAATCAGGCGGCGAGAGAACCTGCTCCAATGGGTCATCGAAACAGGCGTGAACCTTGAGAGCTACGACTACTCCGTGAGCATTGAGAAGATAAAAACCCGAATCAAGCTCCTGTCAAAAGAGGACACCGTCGTAGCGGAGGCGGCCAACGCGGAGCTGGAAAAGCTCATAGGTGTGTTTCAGGACATCGACAAGCCGGACGACAATATGGAACAGGCCAACATCACCGATATGGTAAAGGCCATGCTCGATGAGCAGAGTCTCCCGGACAAGAGCCTCAGCATAAGCGCGCTGGGCCTCCCGGACGTTATTTCCGGCATCGGCGTGTTCGTCACGATAAAAGAGCTCGGCATCTCGAAGAGCTTTTACATTGATGAGGACACCCACACATTCGAGGGAAACCACCACATGATGAAGCTCAAGCTGAACCTCGCCACCGATACGGACAAACCGCTCGGCAAGAGTACGGTCAGCTCCGGCGGCGGAGATTTCAAGGTCGGCGATGTTGTACAGTTCCTCGGCGGGCCGCACTACATCGCATCCACGGCCAGCAGCCCGACCAACAGCCCCAAAGCAGGACCGGCCAAAATCACCATTATTGCAAAGGGCGCGCCGCACCCGTACCACGTCATCCACACAGACAGCCAGAGCACAGTCTATGGCTGGGTGGACGGCAGCAATCTGAGCAAATAAGGAGGCGGAAAGCATGAATCCAAACGAGGCCACGAGCTTCAAGCAGCTTTTTCAGGGGATGGCCCCGGAGGGAACCACCGTAGTTAGCGGAACGGTCGTCAAAGCGAGCCCTTTGAGCATCCGCATCGAGAACGACGATAAGCTCACCGTATCGGGGAGCGTTCTCCTCGTCCCGAAATACCTCACGGACTGGACGGCGGGAGTGGATATTTCCCTCGGAAAAGGCTCAATCAACAGCATTACCAACAATGTGCTGGACCACACACATAAGTTATCCACATTTTCTATCACGGGCGCAACGATGACGGTGCATAACGCCCTGAAAGCGGGAGAGGCGGTCTACCTGTTGAAATTCAACAACGGGAAAAACTACCTCGTCCTCGATAGGGTAGCCTCGTAATGGCAGGCGTTTTTATCCCTATCCCCATCTCCGGCATTGAGGAAGAGCGGGAGGAACCGTCCCTCACCTATAAGCTCGACCTCGACGCAGGACGTATTGCGGGCAAGGTTGACGGCCTTGAGGCTATCAACCAGTTCATCCGAAAAGCCCTCATTACACCGCGATTTCACTGCCTGATTTACGATAACCAGTACGGCAGCGAGATTAAGGACACCATCACCAGCAAGAACGCCACAGAGGAGCTCATCGAGGCAGAAATCCCCCGGCTCGTCAGTGACGCGCTGCTGTGCGACGGCAGGGTGCTCAGGGTCTATAACTTCCGTTATGAGTTCGTTGAGGACTACTGCCACATCTTTTTCAACGCCGACACGATTGCCGGTACAACTTCTTTTGAGGGGGTGATTTAGTTTGTTTGAAGCAAAGACCTACGAGGCCGTTTTGGCGGACATTTTGAGCCGCGCCCCGGACGGCATCGACCTCCGGCAGGGCAGCATCTTTTACGACGCTGTGGCCGGTATCGCGTTCAAGATTGCGAAGTATTACGCAGACCTTGAACAGGTTTTCAATCTGGTTTTCCTGCCGACTGCAACGGGAGACTACCTCACGATGCGGGCGGAGGAGCATGGCGTATATCGTCAGCCCCCGTCCCCGGCAAAGTACAAGGCCGCATTTACCGGCACCATCCCGGAGCCGGGTACCCGGTTCTTTGCCGACGGCCATTATTTCCTGCTGATGCAGGATGATGAGCTGGGGCTTTACCTTGAGGCGGAAACACCGGGCAGCGCGGCCAGCGACTTGCCGCCCGGAACACCGATTTTCCCGGTAGACACCATAAACGGCCTGACGGCGGCCAGCATCTCCGAGGAGATTGAACCCGGCACCGATGAAGAGGGAGACGAAAGCCTCCGCACCAGAGTGCAGGAGAAAATCGCCGGACCGGCTGAAAACGGGAATATCCAGCATTACAAAACGTGGTGCGAGGAGGTTCCGGGCGTTGGCCGGGCGCGCATCGTCCCGCTATGGGACGGGCCGAACACCGTCAAGGGCGTACTCATCGACACGGACGGAGCCCCAGCCTCAAGTGCGGTCGTGGAAAGAGTGCAGGAGTATATCGACCCCGGCAGTACGGGGCTCGGAGAGGGCGTAGCGAACATCGGCGCGTATTTTACCGCCGTTGCGGCTACGCCTTTTGAAGTGCAGATTTCTTTCAGCGTCACCCTCGCAAAGGGCGGCGTACTTTCCGAAGTGCAGGCCGCAGCGGAGACAGCCCTCGCGCAGCATATCAAAGAGGTCAACCTCAACACCTCGGACGGCGAGGCGGCCACCTTGCGTATCAGTACGATCGGCAACGTCATCTATGCGCTGCCCGGCGTTCTGGACTACTCGAACCTGCAATTCAACGGGGAGACGGCCAACATCGAGCTCACGAGTGAGGAGGTATTTACTCTTGGGGAGGTGACGGTGCTTGAAACCCACGCTTTATCCTAACGGATTCCCCAGCGCCTACGAGGAGCTGAAAACCTTTTACCCGGTATTTTACCGGGACGTATTCGAGATGGACGCTATCTGGCGCACTTGCGGCGGCGGAATGGACGAAATCGAGGACGACGTGGACCGGGTGGCAAACAGCACCTATATCTCACTGATGGACGAAACAGCCCTCACGCAGATGGAGGCATTCCTCGGCATCCCGCCGGACAGCAGCAGGACGCTCGAAGAGCGGCGCAAACTGGCGAGCTCCTATTTCCTCGGCGTGGGCCATATCGGCTCGCGGGAAATCAAGGAGATCACCAAAGCATTCACCGAGGGCGAATGTGAAGTCTCGTTTGCAAATAGCGAGGTCTACATCCACATCAAGGCGGACATTTCCGACACCCCACCGGCAGATGATTTCTTTTTCATCCTGAGAAAGAAGATACCGGCCCATTTAGGGGTAAACACGGAAATCGAGATTGAGTTTACCGAGGACCTCTATGTGGCAGCGAATGCCATGCAGAATGACCGCTACATCGTCGGCCCGGAGAAACTCAAGGAGCTTGCCGCGACCGGGCAGATATACACCGGCACCGGCGCGCTGCAGAACGACCATTACAGCATCCGGCCACCTATCCCGGAACCGCAGGCGGCGGAAACCGCCTTTTTCGTTGGCACAGGCGCAGTAATAAACGCCCGTACTCACATTGACCTTGCGCTGGGAGATACCCAGCTTGAGGCGACGGCCACGGCCCGGACCGGCTGCGGCATCGTCGAAAATACGCACTATATTGTGCAATCACAAGGAGGTACTTAATCAATGGATGGTTCTATCACCACAAACAAAGGCATCGCGCTGATTGCCAAGCTGCTGGCCTCGAAAGGGGCGCTTGAAATCACCCGCGTTGCCGTCGGCGACGGTACGCCGCCCAGCAACCCAGCCACGCTGAACGGGCTGGTGCATGAGCTCAAGAACGCCAATATCGAGAGCTTAGACAACCCGCAGAACGGCGAGGCAAAAATCGTCGTTACCGTTTCGAGCATCGGCGTGACGACCGGCTTTTTCATCAAGGAAATCGGCGTTTTTGCAAAGGACACGGACGGCAGCGAAATCCTCTACTCCTACGCCGGATTTTCTGACAATCCCCAGTGGATTCGCCCGGAGAGCGCAGCCGTCACCAACGTGGCGACCTACGACCTCAACACCGTGGTGGACCGCGTTTCCAGCGTTACGGTCCAGATTAACCCGTCGAGCCTTGCCACTAAGGCGCAGCTCGAAAGCCTCGATGCCCGCGTAGAAACGCTGGAAAAGCAGGAGCACGTCAGAATCTACGGTGTGCGCTGGGGCAAGAACACAAGCGCGAGCGCCGGAGAGCGTATCTACGACAGCGTAGGCATGGTGGCAAATGTCGGCACCGGCGCGGAGGCGGTCGTCAACGACTTTGATGCCGTTTATCCTTTCGCAGGCCGGAGGCGCTGCAACGGCTACCGCGATACAGACCGTACTTTCCACGTCACCGCATACGAGGGGGAGCCGGGCTACACCACCAACGACCCGACAAAGCTCGTGTACGTTGAGACCCCGCTGTTCTACTACTTCGACGGGATTGACGGCGATTACGAGGTCAAGGCCGTTTCGGCCCACCCTGTACCCGGATTCCTGCCGAGCCCGGCGCACCTCAACCCGGACGGCACTGTACGGCAGTACGCCTATTCGGCGGCCTATCTTGTCGCCATGGAGGGCGCAACCGGCTCCGAGAAACCGAGCAGCCGCGCCGGAGTGTTCAGCGATTACAACAGCCTGAACGGCTGGGCGACCAACATCAAAAAGCTCGGAAACCAGTACACGGGGATGCTGATTGCAGACCAGTATGTGGACACCCTTTTGATGATGGTCGAGTTCGCCACCAAAGATATGCAGACCATCATGCAGGGCTGCTCCACGTTGCCCTATTCCACTGAGCATAAGGCGCTTGCAGCGGAGAACAGCGTAAACCGTATCCTCATCACCAAAGCGCAGGCGGCGGGCTACGTTGTGGGGCAGGCTATCAGCATTTCCGCCACCAGCTACGCAAGCGATGAGATTGCAAAGAACCGCACCATCACGGCCATTACCGACAAGAGCACCGATGAGACCTATCTCTATTTTGACGGCGCAGCGGTGAATATCGAGGTCGGAAACTTTGTCAGCTCCCGCCCGTGGGTAAACGGCGCGACCGACGTTGTGGCGGCCAGCTCCGGCTCCCCGACGGACAACACCAGCGGTAAATACCCCTGCAAGTACCGCGGCAAGGAAAACCCCTACGGCAACGCATGGGTGAACATAGCCGATTTGCTGGCAGTACGCAAGGGCTCCGAGGGTAACTACACCTACCACATGGCATATCTGCCGGACCCGACGAAATACGCCGCAGGCGTGGTATCTGACGACTATGTGGAATTGGATTACCAGATGCCGGGCAGCGATGGCTATGTCAAGGAATGGAACGTCGATGAGCGTTATCCTTGGATTCGCATGGCAAAGACGCTGGGCGCAAGCTCGACGACCTACTATGCGGATTATTATTATTACTCCCGCAGCGCGGTTTCCGCGGTGATTGCTGGCGGCGACCTCTACAATGGCCGGAATGCCGGGCCTTGTTACTTCAACTGCCACAATGCCCCGTCCTACTCGCACTGGCACCGCCGCGCGCGTCTTTCTTAAAAACCTGATGGCGGGGGTCTGGGGGCGGCCAG